AAAAGGAGATAATGAAGTACCAGTAACACATCAATTTGGTATTAATCATTATGCAGGTGAAATTCCTATTTTACCAAATATATTAAGAGCGTGGAATAATGCTAATAATTCTGAACTTAACGCTGATCAACTTTGGGAGCATTTAAATAATATAAACGAAGATGGTAAAATTACTAAACTAAACCATTATATTTGGCAGCGTTACGCTAGTTCAGTTTGGGATGACATTCGTATTGATAATGTTTTACCGTTTAGAGATAGCAGAGAGGAAGACGATGAGAAACACGTACACCCGTTACAGTTAGATGTTATTGATAGAATTGTTGAATTATATTCTAATCCTAATGAAGTTGTTTTAACTCCGTTTATGGGTGTTGGTAGCGAGGTTTACAGTCCTGTTTCAATGGGTAGAAAAGCAATAGGTATTGAATTAAAGGATAGCTATTTTAAACAAGCTAAAATCAATTTATCTTTAGTAGATAAAAGATTTATAAAACAAGCTAAGCAATCCGACATTTTTGAAACAGAAAGCGAAATGTAATGAAAGCAGAAACCCATATATTAATGGCTTTGTTAAAAAGTACGGTAGAGCAATCTACTGTACTTACAAACCAGTATAAACAAAAAGTTAAGCAGGAGTTTAACATTTGGCAGAAACAAGGATTTAAACTGTTAGAAGAAATGGAAAGTAGAAATATGATCGATGAGGAATACTTAAATTCAATTACTGATATTTATCATAATATCAATATTGAGATTAAAAATAACATAAAATAAATTAGGATAATCAAATTTAATGTTGTATATTTGTGCGTTGTCTGGAAGCAACGATTATAAAACATTACTCGAAAAGCTCAATTCTGCGTGTCTTCCAGCACAAAGTTTTGGGCTTTTTACATTTAAAAAATATGGCAGAGAATAAAAAATCATTTGTACTTTATTGTGATTTAATTTACACTATCGAAAAGATGCCAGACGATAAAGCTGGTTTATTATTTAAACACTTACTTAGATATGTTAATGACCAAAACCCAATCATTGATGACTTGTTAATTGATATAGCTTTTGAACCAATTAAAAGACAATTAAAAAGAGATTTAGAAAGTTGGGAGCAGGAATTAATAAAAAAAGGTAATGGTGGGGCTTTAGGAAACTTAAAAAGATGGCACTTAGATTTATATAACAAAGTGATAAACAAAGAGTTAAGTTTACAAAAAGCAATTGAAGAGTCAAAAAATCGCATACCATCGCATAGCGATACTTTACCATCGCATACCATCGCATCCATCGCTGTAACTGATACTGTAAATGATACTGTAAATGATACTGTAAATGTAAATGATAATATAAATATGTTTTTTGAAAGTTTACAAAATTCAAGTGACTTGGAAAAAATAGCTATGAATGGTAAATATAATTTAGATGCAGTAAAACAAAAGCTAGTTGAGTTTAGAAAATTTGCAGACTTGGAATATGATAGTTATAAACTTTTTGTTAAGCACTTCAAAAATTGGGTAAATTTGAACCCCCCCAAAGATTTAAACGCACCCTTAAAAATGGTATACTAATGATAGTTATAAACTTAGCAGATAAAAAGGAATATGAGATTGAAGTAACCAAAAATGGCGAAAATCAAATGACTTGTCCAGAATGCTCACCTAACCGTAAAAAGAAAACGTTAAAATGTTTTAGCTTTAACCTTAATAAAAATGCAGGTCGCTGTAACCATTGCGGTATTGTTTTAGTAGCCAAAGAAGATAAACCGATCGAGATTAAACCAACCGAATACAAAAAGCCAGTTTGGAAAAACAAAACAGAACTATCAAATAATGCAGTTAAATGGTTTGAAAGTAGAAAGATAACACAAAGTATATTAAATGAATTTAAAGTTACTGAGGGTGCTGAATGGATGCCACAAGCCCAAACAACAGTTAACACAATACAGTTTAATTACTTTAAGTTTGGCGAGTTGGTAAATGTTAAATACCGAGATGGTGCTAAACACTTTAAACTGTTCAAAGATGGTGAAATGATTTTTTATAACCTCGATGCTACAATTAACAACAATGTGATTATAATTGTTGAGGGCGAAATGGATGTATTAGCAATGGCTCAAAGTGGTTACAAAAACGTTATTTCAGTACCGAACGGTTGCAACGATAAAGGTAAAATTAACATGGACTATTTAGATAATTGCATAGATTATTTTGTAGATGACTGTAAATTCTTATTGGCTTTAGATAATGACAAAGTAGGTAACCGATTAAAGGATGAATTAGCCAGACGTTTAGGATACGAAAATTGCAGTACCATTACTTTTAAAGATTGTAAAGATGCCAACGACTGCCTAATTAAATACGGTATTATTGGGGTTACTGAATCTATTGAAGCCGCAAAAGAATATCCTATTGAGGGTGTTTTTAATGCTATTGATATTCAAAATGATATTTGGGACTATTACAACAATGGTTTACCTAGTGGCTTTGGTATTGGGATGCATGAGTTTGATATGTTTTTAAAGTTTCAACCCGGCTATCTAACTGTTATAACTGGAATACCTGGGCATGGCAAAAGTGAGTTTTTAGACTTTTTAATGTGCCGTTTAAACATTTCACACGATTGGAAGTTTGCTTTGTACTCACCTGAAAACCATCCATTACAATTACATTTTAGTAAGTTAGCTGAAAAGGTTATTGGTAAACCGTTTGATGGTCAAAATAGAATGTCACCTTTAGACCTTACAACCACTATTCAATATTTAAAAGATGTGTTTTACTTTGTTAATCCTGCTGAAAACTTTACACTTGAAAACATTTTAACAGCCGTTAAAAGTTTAGTACGCAAAAAAGGTGTTAAGGCTTTTGTTATTGATGCTTGGAATAAATTAGAACATAACTACTCAACAAACGAAACTAAATATATTAGTGAGCAGTTAGATAAAATAGTTACTTTTTGTGAAAAGAATAGCGTACATTGTTTTTTAGTTGCTCATCCTACTAAGATACAAAAAGACAAAGCAAGTGGCAAATTTGAAATACCAAACCTTTATTCGATAAGTGGCTCGGCTAACTTTTACAATAAAGCTGCAAATGGAATAACAGTTTATAGAGATTATGAAAACTTTACTACCGAAGTTTATATTCAAAAGGTTAAATTTAAACATTGGGGACAAACTGGATGCTGTCAATTTGCATGGGATAAAACAAACGGGCGTTATTACAAAGGGATGCCAAACCATGATAGTTGGATTCAATCTAATAAACCAAAGGAATTAGAACAGAATAATAATTTTTTAACAAGTCCCCTAGATATAATTACTAATAATGGTAAAAACGAAATAGATCCATTTTAAATATGAAAACAGAAACACACACATCACCCAGCGGAAACGTCTACACAGAAAACACCGTAACAATTAACGGTAAAACATTCACTTTAAAACGTGACAAACTTAGTCAAGACTTAACTAATGTATTAAAAAATATAAAGCATGACCAAAGAATTAGCCCATCAAATCATTAAAAACTACCTTAAAACACACAGTCTGCCTACTAAAGATGTGGACGTTTGGGTAGGTGAAAGTAAATATACTTTTGTTCAATTAATTAAAATAACATATAATATAAAATAAAAACCTAAATTTACAACATGAAAACAACAATCTTAATATTAGCAACAGTCTTAATTACAGCATGTAATAAGTCTAAAACACAACCAACTCCAGCGTCACAGCCAGTTGTAAACACTCCAGTTATAAACGCTCCAGTAAGTAATACTATTACTTTTAATTTCGACCCTTCATCAACTGGCTATTTGTATATAAATTGGCACTATAAGCCTAATTCATATACTCCAGATTCAGTATATCATACCTATGGCTCAATAACAATTACTAGAGTTTTAACAACCGATTCTATTAGGTATCGTTTCTTTTCTAATTCATGCTCAACTTGCGGCTCAGACCCTAGCAACTTAACAATATACAAAAACGGATTGTTGTTAAATTCTTTCAGTAATGATTTTGGCAGTAACTTTAGATACATTAGTTTAAAATAATTATTTGTAAGTTAAAATAAAGTAGTATATTTGAAACCGATGACGCATAAAGAAGTAATCGAGATTATAATATCAAACGACAGTTATTTAAAATACTGTTATAAATTAGCGTCACCACGTACTCACATAGCAGAAGACTTATACCAAGAAACAATACTTGCAATTTGTGAAACTAAAGACGATCGTTTTGTTAAGGCTCACAAAGATGGTTACTTAAGCCCTTTTGTTATTAAAACGATTAGGAATATATGGTTAAAGCGAAATACTTTTAAACAACATACAGATGGCTCAACTTCGCCTTTGATGGAATACGCAAACACCCTGCAGAATGTAGATGCTTTCGATTTTGATAGGACCTACATAAACCAAATATCTAAAGACTACGACCCGACGGCCGATATAGTTTTTGAAGCTGCAAAGAAAATAATAGCCAAAGATAGCGATAGCGATAGAATGGAAATAAGATACCGAGCAAGGGTTTATAATCATTCTAACAATAACATTGCAGGATTTGAAGCTATTAAATCATTTAAGAACGCTGGCAGGTTTTCACAATACATTGGGATTAAAAGATGCGCTATTTATAAAAGCTGCAGGGAATACCAAGAAATACTAAAAAGTAAACTAAAATATATTATCAATGGTTAATTATTTATACATAGCCCTCTTCGCTTTTTG